TAGGGACGTCAATGAGCAGTACGATTTTATTATTACTAACCCGCCGTTCAATCTAGCCGAAGAATTTGTACTCAAGGCCTTACCCTTGGCTAAAGAATCTACGGCTATCTTTGCTCGGACACAATTCATAGAAAGCGTAGGTCGATATGAAAGACTATTTAAACAAAACCCGCCAACAATTATCGCTCAATTTACAGAGCGCGTACCAATTATCAAAGGCCGTCTGTCAGCAAATGCTTCAACGGCTACTAGCTATGCTTGGTTCATCTGGGAAAGCTCTCAAAGACATGTCCCAAAATTTAAAACTGAAGTTCAATGGATCCCACCAACAAGGGCCAAGCTGGAACGAGAGGCCGACTATGAAAAAAGTGTGGCAACTCCACATCCTCGACCCACGCGTCACGCCTCGCAAGGAAACCTTTTTGACTGAAATACAGCGATTAATTAGAAAAAAATTCAAAAACAATAATCTTTAGTTACAAAAGTTACTTTCCCTTATATATAGAGCTGAAAATAAAAAAATATTTTTTTACTAAATATAGGCGTAACTGGTGTAACTTATGTAACTTTCTTCTGTAACCCTTATGTATCAACAGTTTTACTGGTTACATAATTGGTTACACTTGTGTTTTTAAATATGTAACCTTCTTAAATCAATTTTGGCCTTAATGGGCCTCAAAAAGTTTTTTGTAAAAAAATAATTTCTGGTGTATATATAGAGATATGAATAATTTGAAGCCTATTAAAAAAGGTCGTGGAAGACCTAAAGTAGATATTCATAGTAAGCTATCGCGAAAACAAGAGCTGTTTGTAAAAGAACTTGTTAGCAACGATGGAACAATAACCATGAGAGAAGCTGCAATCAATGCTGGCTTCCCAGCTTCTTCCGCTCACACTCGTGCATACGAAATGACCAATCCTGATATTTGCCCTCATGTTTGTAGAGCAATACAGATTTATCGGGATGAGCTGGATGAAAAGTATGGTGTTACTTACAAAAGACATTTACGAGACTTACAAAAAATAAGAGATGTTGCATTAGAAAATGGTGCATATTCAGCGGCTGTGCAAGCTGAGTTCAGGAGAGGTCAGGCAAATGGTAATATCTACATTAACAAATCTGAAATCCGTCATGGTACTATTGATAGTATGTCTAAGGATGAGGTGTTGAAAGCTCTCAAAGAAATAAAGGATTCATATGAACCGAGATACGCTGAAGAAGCTATTGACCACGAGGCCACCAGTTCAGCCGAAGAAGGAAAGCGGGTTCTTCCAAGAAATTAAAAAAGCCGTCGGC